CTGTACGAGCAGATGCTCGAGGAGGGCATCGCCAAGGAGACCGCACGCCGGATTCTGCCTTTGTGTACGCCTACGACGCTATACATGTGCTCTTCACTTCGATCGTGGCTGCATTATATACAGCTCAGGTCTGGCCCAGAAACCCAGCTCGAGCACCGCGAAGTAGCTCTAGCTTGCCGCAATATCTTCGCCGAACAATTCCCCGTCATCGCGGAGGCAGCATTCGGTGAGATGCCCTAGCTGCGATCACTACGAAATGCGCGTGACGCACACTGCCAGAGACACCAGTGAGTCCATTACAAGACATCGCAAATGCTTGAAATGCGGCTACAAAACATTCACCGTTGAAGTTGAGCTACCGCACGGCGCTGCACAGCACAACAGAGGCGAACCCAGGATCGTTCGCCTGCCCTCTTACCGTCGCGTTACCTTTCCAGATGGCAGCCCCTAAAAATGCAAGGCCATGCATTACCTGTAATCGCATGACCACCAGTTTGCTGCAATGCCCGGCTTGTTACAAGAAGACCGATGCAGGCAAAGCTGAAGCGACCCTGAAGGGTCGGTTACAGAAATATAAGCCTGCGCATAATGGCGGTCCATGTGCGGCATGCTTGCACTGGATCGGTCGTTGCGGCCTCGGCCTGCCAGAAGGCGGGTCAGAATATGCCCGTGACTGCTCTGTACTTTTACTTCAAAACGAATTATGCGAGGCCACCCTTTCTTGAATCCCATCGAGGCGATCATTATCCGTTGGATTGTTCGCTCACCTCGTATTGGGGCAATTATTGTCAAGGAGCACGGTTCTCCCGTGACGTGGACGATTTCCGATCCCTCTGACTGCTGGGCGGTCGCGGTCGAAGATGAAGACATCCCTGAGCCTGCTTCGATGCAGCTTGAGCGGCTTTACCATTTGCCTGATGCCGATCGCTAGGGCATGTACCTGCCCAGCGCAGGCGTCGGATCATTCGGCGCTCATCCACTGACGTGGGGTGTCGACACGTATTTCAAACCTTGGTTTTTCGATGGAAAAGTCGTTCATTGGGGCGTGCCAGTCTCTGACCGCCGAGAAGCTTTGCGAACCGCTGCAGCCATGGCAGATCGAGACCGGTAAGGCCGATTTCATGGATTATCTGTACGACCTGTACGATCGCGACAACGAAGAGCCTGGTTTGCGCGGGACTTATACCGGCCTGTGGGAGCGGTTCAAGTCCGATACCGCTGAAATCATGCGGGCTGGTCACATCACAACTGGAACTCTTTAATGCAAAAGATTATTGGCCTTTACAGCCCGGCACCGCAGTCGGGCAAGTCAACTGTTGCGCTTGACCTTGAAAAGCGCGGTTACGTGATCGTGCCATTTGCCGAGACTCTCAAGCTAATGCTGATTCCCATGCTGGAATCACTCGGCTACGACAAGCATGGCGCGAATTATCTTGTCCATCAAGCCAAGCAGGTGGTCGTCGGCGACGCTGGTGTCAGCGTGCGGCATATGCTGCAAACGCTCGGCACTGAATGGGGCCGGCAGTGCATTCACCCTGAAATCTGGGTGCGCTGCTGGAAAGGTCGCGCTCAGCGGTACGACGCCGTAGTCGCTGATGACGTGCGCTTTCCCAACGAAGCCGCAATGGTCAAACTGCTTGGCGGCGAAATGTGGCACATCGAGCGGCCTGGCGTGCCGCGCGAACACGGTCATGCCAGCGAGGGCAGTCTTGATGGCTACGACGGTTTTGATCGCTTTATCACAAATGATGGGACAATTGATGACTTGATCTCTAAACTCCGGGAAATACCCGTGTAGGAATGGCAAGTCTGCGCTACCACGCTGGTCGGATGGTGCTTTTCGAGGCGCCACCCGGCTGGCGGGTTCGCATTAAGACAAAAAAGGGCAAGCTTGACCTGCCACTGAGTGCCACCACTCTTGAGGCAGCCGTACCAGAAGCCGAGCAGCTTTACGCCGACGCTCGTGCGATTGACGACAGTCATCCATATTGTCAGCAATGCATCCACTGGAAGGCAGTTGCGGCAAAATGTGATTTAGGGTTTCCAGAAGGGAGAGCATCCGGTGGCCGATTCGCAAGAGACTGCAGTGCCTACGGGGGCAATTGACTGCGGCGAAGGCTTTTACATCGAAATTGGCGAAGAGCCTGGCATCGGTGAAGTGCGCTATGCAGCTTGCATGCCAGGTGGCGCTATCTGTCGCTATGCCAATGATCTATGGCAGGCGCAAATTTATATTGAACACTTAAAGGGCAACCGATGCCAGTGATCCACTCGTAAACCTGTTGCGCGCGATGCCAGCTCCAATGGTGCTGCATTGTCCACCACGTCCACAGTGACATGTGACCTTTAGACGCATTACAAGAAAGACAAGCGGGCACGCAGTTCTCAGGAACCGTGAGCCCGCCTTTCGCTTTTGGTTTGACGTGATCGATTGTGGTGGCGTGACGACCGCAATATGCGCAGCAACCATGCCAAGCGTCAAAAATTGAAGCGCGAAATCGTTGTTTTGTGACCTTTTTGCTGACCAGTTCGACGCCATCGATCTGGTGCATCATGAGGCGAGTCCAGACTCGCTTCTACGGTAGCTAGTACTACTGCTCCCAGCTTGGCATCACACGTGGCTGATTGTTGTAGTGTCCTACTTTTGCGTAGTCAATATCGGGGATGCCAGCGGTTATGACAAAAACCATCTGACCAATTTTTAATCCAGAATATAACGGAAGAGAGTGAAAACGGCGGGCATTAGTCAACTCTAAAGTCAACTTACTTCCGGCCCAATTGCAATCTGCAAACCCTGCGTGGCTGTGCTCGTAACCTTCGCGCGCACGACTAGATTTAAGGCAAAACATTCCGCACACATCGTTAGGCATGTTGAACGTTTCGCGTGTCTCCGCTAACACAAATTCACCGGGTGCTAGCCAGTAAGGATTCTCAGCGCTGCAGTGGGCAATCGACTGAAGCTGCAGCTCTGGCGTGTGCTCCACTTCCACCATGATGTTGTCACCAAGCCTGAGGTCAAGCGACGCGGGGTTTAGCAGTTCAGGCTCAAACGGCTCGATCATCCGCTCCTCTTTGATGAGGCGCAGGATTTCGGTGTCGTGGAGAATCATTCAGATTCAGTAGGGCCAAGTCAGCCTAGGACGTCCTGCGCGAATTCCAGTGTGAATAAATTTTTTAGGCGCGCCAAGGCCGGTGCTATAGGGCCATTCGCGCACGCACCATTCTTGCAGTTTGTAAATATCCACTCCTTCTAGGTACCAGTCAACCGCTCCTACGCCGGGCGCGTTAAACAGGTGCTCACTGCCGGAAGCGCCCCCCACCGATTTGTTGATCGCGGGCGGCCTGAAGCCTGAAGTGATGATCACTGGTTTGCCGCCGAATGCCGAGCGCGCACGCTCAAGAAAAGCCGCTAGTTCTGCTGCTGTATCCACTTGATGCTGCGCTACAAACCGCCTTGCCTCTTGATCTAGCGCAAATTCCCCCAAGCGGATGTGCGGCGTCAACCGAGCACTAAACGGCGATTTCGGTGTCAGCTTTGCAGGATCTTGCTGAATCTCGGGTTGTTTCGGCAGACTTTCACGCCATAACGCCCCTTCGGCGCGACGCCGACGCAGTAGGCCCGCTTCCACATTGGTGCCTGGATTGCGATAAAGCTCAAGTGCAGCCGGCACCGCATTCCAATCTTGTTCGCGCAGGCGCTTGCTGATGGTTTCGAAGCCAGCCGAGCCATAGAAGCCGCTGCCGAGGTTATACGCGAAGTCGACCAGGCCAGATTGCTGCCCATCTGTCATCTGGTCCCAGTGCGGCACAGTGCGAGCAAGTTTTTCTGCGATCTGATCAACCTCGGTCCGCATAAACATATCGGCCTCGATCACGGTGATCTTGTCGCCACGCTGAACCGACCTGCCGCCGGGGTAGCGCGTGGTGCCGTAACCGATCGTGTACGGCTCCGCGCCGGACAACGGGTCAGGGTATGCGGTGAGGTGACAGCCCTCGAATTCTTTGATCAGCTTGAATGCAGCGGCATAATCGCCTTGCTTGCCGCCTTGACTCCAGGTTTTGAACCAGCCTTGGTCGCGACCGAGAATATGGGGGTTGGCCTTATTGATGGTCTCCTCAAGCTCAGCCAACGCCGCAGATTGATGCGGCAATTGCTTGTAATATTTGAACAGATCAATCAGGCGGATCTTGTTTTGCGTCATCAGTCCAAGGGGCGTGAATGCTCATTGCGCCACCGAGGAGGCGGCTATCACCGGTTTGTAGCTCGTCGTCGATGGCGTGATGCACGATGACAGGCTCGGGCTCAGCAGGTTGCGTTGCGTGCCACTCCGCTTCGGCTTGATCCAGCTTGGCCGGCAACGTCAGCTCAAACCACCATTGCCTGATGGCCTGCTCTAAACGACGCTGCCAACCGGGCTTGCCGAAGCTGATCAGAGCTTTTTTCCTTTCAGTGCGCGCAGGGCGTGAAAGACCAGTTGGATGATGCTGTTGTCTTTAAGCGGCGACAATGCAATCAGCTCAGAGGCAGCCGCGACGCAAATCCAAAATGCTGGATGATGAATAAAGTCCATTGGTCAACAGGATGGTGGACGTACTTCCAGCTTAGAGACCCTTTGCTCAACGGTATTAAGGCGAGAAAAAAATTCCTTTCTATCTTCCTTAATATCCGAATGCAATACCTCTAATTGTGTTGCAATATGTTCAACGGCACTCGTGAGGCGAATAACCGCATCACGAGCTTCGTCTGATTTACGGCTAAATCCCATCGCGCCCATCGCCGCTACCGAGATGCTTGCGCCGGCCACTGCGGCTATGACTTCGATCATGGCAGCATTGGCTACGGATATAGCTTAGCGACCCTGTCCACGCAGAAGCTTTCGCGTGCCGCGTGGCTTAGACCGTTTGCCATTTCCTTGGCGTGTCAACTTGGGCTTGCTGGCTTGATGCTCGACGCGACCGGTGCCGGTTTTGCTTTTGACTGCCATAATTATTTATAGCGATCCTGCCAATCGTAGGTGTGGCACCACTGCCAGACCATCATGCCAATGATGGCGATGGCTAGCAGTGATGTTGCAGCAGCGATGATCACGCCCATGGCAGACCAGGTGCAGTGGTGGGTGCATGCTGTTGATCCAACTGCGCCTGCAGTGCGGCTTCGATTTCGTCGACTTTCTCTTCACCGAAGTGTTGCTTCACCCAGCCAACCACCAACTCTTCAGTCAGTTCGGCATAGGGAATCATGTCGCCGGGCTCGGGCTTTTCAAGGCCAATAGACCCATACGCCGAGCTGCTGTAGGTGCCATCATTGGCGCCAATCGTATAATGCACCGTAAATACCACGCCGTCGGCGGTGTAGTGCTCCATATTGGCGACGTGCCATTCAAACGTGGTTGCCATAAGAAAAAGTGGCGATAAAACAAATTTAGCAGTATCGCCACTGAATGACACGGCGGATTACCGATTCAAAGCACGGGCATTTCGTACTCCTTGGTTGTGCCGGCGTAGTGCTTGAAAATAATGTTTGCAGTGTTACCCGCCCAGGCTGCGATCTGCGTGATCGGAATTCCAGCTTCTAGCCAGCGACTGATTGCAGTGTGGCGAGCATCGTATGGACGATAAACGTGAGACACCAAGCCGGCTTGATGAAGTTGCACCGCACGTCGCCTAAAAAAGCTTTGAAATGCAAGCCTGTCCCAAGGGAAGACGTAATCATTCTCCTTGGGGACCTGCGCCAGAATTTCAATGCATTTCTTGTTGAGTGGCACCGAGCGGCGCTTGTTGGTTTTCGTGCTGTTCTTCAAGCCGTGGGTCAGCGTGTAATTCGAGTGAACAAGCACGCGACTGTCCTTGATGTCGTCCCATCTCATGGCACGCACTTCACCTGTGCGCATTGCGGTTTGAAGCATAAATTCGGCATATAACGCCCAATTCACGTCGCGATAAGTGAGTTTGGCCTCAAGCGCTGCAAGCAGAATTCCAACTTCTTCGCGTGGAATTACGATTACGTCTTCATCTCGCTGCGGCTTTTTCGGCATGCGGAAGCTGGCGACTGGGTTACGGGGCAGGATCGCGATGTCTTCCTGCACAGACCACCTGTAAAGACTGCGTACGTACATGGCGACGCGACGCCCTGAAAGGACTGGATGCTGCTGCAGCACCCAGGTCAAAATCTGCCGCCCCTGTTCAAAATCTTGTACAGGACAGCGGTTGAGCCACTTGGTCGTTTGCTTGTAGTCGGAAGTGAGGCTCGTTGGGCAGAGCGCGATCGAGCGTTCGGCGACGAACTGCTCCCAGGCTTCGACAAGGGTAATGGACATAATGCCAAAAATAAGCTTAAGCATAATAGCACGCAATAAAAAGCCGGGCAAACGGCCCGGCGTAGCTGGATTCTTAATAAAGCTTGCTTATTGGCAATCCTGATAGCCAGAGGGGTCAAAGACTAGTAACGAGTGCCGGTGTAGCTGCAGCTTGGGCAATGCACCCCATACTGCGGTGGCCAACTTGTAAGGCAAACTGATGGGTTGGAGTCCATCAGCTCCTGTTGGCACTCAGGGCAAGCGATCCCGTTGGGATGGGGCTGGGTGTTTAGCTGGAACATGCCCAGCGCCTGCTGATTGTGTTGATCGAGGGTCTGCATTAGAGAAGGGGACTCGTCACCGTGGCTGGTGACTCTCCATGTAGCGAAGAATTGCCTGCATTTCTTCCAGTGTGGCGT